ATTTTATTTGCGGATTCTACATATATTTTTTTTAGTTCAGCTTCGTGACGCAAAGAATTTTTTAAATATTCTTTATTGAGTTTAGATGTTTCTTTTTTTAATATTTCTAACGCCTTTTCTTTATTCGCCATTTTCTTCATCCTCTCCGTTTGGCGGTTCTTCCGTCTTCATCGCCATTTGTCTATCTCTATCGCCAAATTCACCAAACGTTTTTCTTCGTTTTAGTTCTCTCATCCGTGTCCTATTATCTTCCACATCCAAATCCAAATCAACCTTATCGGAAAGAGTATCATCAGATAAAATGCCTTCACCTTTTAACATTAATAATCCCTCAATACGTTCTTTAAAATCCCTATTAATAATTTCAGGAAATTCCACAGAACATTCTAAACTAAACTGTTTAATTTCTTCTCCTATTTTAATTTCATTCCCCAATTTGTCAAAATCTTTTTTTTCTATTTTGTATTTATCCGGTATGTTTCCGCTATCCATAGCCGATTTCATAACCTTGATATAAATTTGGGTAAAAACTTCGCTAAAAAATTCTTGCCAACTTTCAGCGGCTTTAACAAACGGCGATTCCGAAACTATCGTTGACGCATAATTCGCATTTGATGAATCTCCAGTCAACATATATTCCGGCATTTGCATTGCCGCCGCTATTGACAAAAGAATATTTCTTCCGTCTTCTTTAGCGTCTCTCGCTTCAAGCTTAGGGCTTAAAAATTCATATTCTACACCTTCATTTGCAGTTATTATTGAGCCAGCTTTAATTTTCTTTGTCCTGTTCGTATCTGTTGTATTCAGTCTGCTTTTATTAGCGTTAACTATTGTGCCAACGTCAGAAGAGCTGCCTTTTATTTTTTTCACTAACGCTATTGAGGTTCTAATTTCGCTCAGCAATATTCTTGAGTCCAGCCATTTAGCATATTTTTTTATTTCGGGCATAACAACTTCAATTAACGATCTTCCGCGTTTAACATTACTATCTACCAATATTTTGTCATGGATAATTTCATCTGCTGGAATAACGGCGGCTCGGACATTTGAATCTTTTTGTTTAATAATATACGCTATTGGATTTTCTACATCATCAGTATCAGTTTCAATCCCATAAGTAAATTTTTTCTGAGGATCATCGACTGTATCAGAATCTATAAACCTCATTTTACATTCATCTGTTCCTAATCCAAAAAATCTTATAAAAACTTCACCGTCCCTAAAACATCGTTCTACTATTTCTCTTGACCGCCTCCGAAATTTATTATTTTTCTGAAACGATTTCCAATATTCAATTATTTTTTTGTCTTCATCTAACGGTTTAATTATTACACCTTTACCAATAACAAAATTAACGAAATTGGAAATTACCGCTCTCGCGTGAGCATTACGATAATAAAACATTATTGCCTGATTTCGTAATATTTCATAATTGTCTTCATCAAGTTCTTTTTTGTCTAATCCTTGAGCATTAATATTTTTCCATTCATCTTCCACATAAGCATACTCGGTTAAGACTTTAGTGGATTTTTCATACAAGGCTTTTTTGTTTTCCCATTCAGCAATTTTAAGTTTTACAGGCACGGTGATTAATTCAAACAAAATGACCCCTCCTCTTGAGGTAAACATATTTCTTCTTCGTTACCTGTATGAACGATAATATTTTCATAAGCTTTGAAAATAAAATACAATGCGTCAACACTGTCCCTCATTATAGCATTATCATAATCATCTAATATTTTCATAAGTTCCACACATCCTGAATCTTTCTCATTAAAAACTATTTTCTTTTTTTCTAAAAACGGCTGCATCTCAAGAACTCTCGTCCGTTTATCATTAATACTTTTATGCCGGAATATAGGAATTTGTAATTGAACACCATTAACAAAATTTCGAGCTTCTTTAGATTCTTTTTCCAGCCACTGGCAAACAACCTCACCGCCTCCATTATCCTCAATTTGCAACCTGGTAAATTTTTCCATTTTATGTTCAGCGATTATATAATTAATAAATCCATAAGGTGAAATTTTCTGACAGAAAACTTTATCAATCCAAATTTTAGATTTTCTGTAATCCGTGTATCCAACGACTAAAGCATTGCTACAACTTTTTTCTTTTTCCGTAAACGCGGAATCCGCGCCGCCAAGTTTTATGCTAGCGTATTCCGGTTTAGTTTCTTTGCCTAACTGCTCATACGCTACTATTTTACTTTTTGGATCCGTAGGCTCTTGCTGATATAAAGCCGCCCATACTTTACTTGACATATCATCACGTTCGTTTTTAATTGTTAACAAATGTTCGGCGGACCATCTTTCCGGCCAATAAGATTCCTTTTTTTTACGATTTAAAATATCTTTTTTTTCATCTTCACAAATAGCAGATATTTTAATTATTTTAATTCTTTTTTTGTTCATTTCTTCATCTTTTAAAATCCTACCGATTAAATCATCTTTGTGCCAGCGGGTCATTGTGATTATCATTTTCGCATCTGGATCGTCTAATCGTGTTTGAGCTACTGATAAATACCACGCCCAGACTTTATCTCTTATCGTTTGGCTTTCTGCCTCCTCCTGATTTTTAAATGGATCGTCAATAATAAATAAATTTGCGCCGTGTCCGGTCGCCGCACCTCCGACACCAGTAGAAAAAAATCCACCTTTACAATCCGCTATACGCCAATTATGGACTGACCTGGCATCGTCCTGTGTCGATACCGGAAATATTAATTTATAAAGTTTTGTTTCCATCCAATTTCTCACTTCCCTGGAAAATGAATTTGATAAACTCGCAGTATGTGAAGCATGAATAATTGAATTGTCTGGATATTTTCCAAGATAATAAGACGGAAATATTTTTGAAGTTAATTCTGATTTGCCTCCGCGAGGCGGAGCTTGAAAAATTAAAATATCATATTCATCATCAACTAACTTTTCTAATTCGTCAGCCATTAACGATAAATGTTTTGGGTATCCGTAATTTGGAAACACAAAATTGCAATAATCAATTAATTTATTTCGTATTTTCCATTGATACGCCGCTATCGCCATTATTTTTAACTCTAAACCGGTTTTTAAATTCTTCAAGAATTTCATCCACTTCTTTTTCATTTTTAAAACTAATTGTTTTGTTTAAAAGTGTGCCACCATCTTTGCCAGTTATTTCCTGGCGTTCCACGTACCCTCTGTTTTTTCCCAAACATTTCAAAGTAAAAAAAATTGAGGCTGGATCACCTCGTTGAACATTAAAAAATAATTTATTTTCAGCCAAATCAACAAATTCTTCTCGTACACTATCAAAATGTTCTTGCAATTCAAGATTCTCTCTGATTTTTTTTGAAAGCGTATGCCTGAAACAACCTAAAGCTTTTGACGCCGGCGTTATGAATTTATATTTTGTCAGCGCATCTTTGATTTGTTTATTGGTTTTTTTAAATGGTGTTGCCATATGTTTTTAATCTGTATAAGTGGTATGTAAATTTTATATCGAACAAATTCTTTTATTATCCTTATCACACCTTTACACTCTTTTTTTATTTTTGTCAAGATATTTTTTTTAGAAAGTTACCGTTATAGTTAATATAGCAGCCGCTATCCAATAAATCCCTCTACGAATATCACCATCTATAAAATAAACTATACTTGCCATACCGTCTATAATTATTAAAATAGTTGGAAGTATTTTATCCATTAATTTTTATAGCTTTTTTATTTGTTAAATCTTCCCCATAACATATTCTTTTTGTTTGTTCGCAAGCCATCTTAGATAAGATTATAGGGCGGGCTTCAAAATATTTAGGATTGTCTTTAATAGATTTACATAAGATTTTAAAATCTTTGTCTTTGATAATACGCGGATTATTAGGTAGTTTTTTTAAATCTTTAATTTTGTAATATTTCATGTTGCTCCTTTTATTTATATTTTCAATCTATCACAAATATATTTAATCCAATTTTCGTACTCTTTTGACGTCAAAGAATGAAACATTAAAACTCTTTTACAACCCTCATAACTTTTAGTAGTTATAAAAATCTTTTCCAATTCTTTTTTTATTTGCAGGTTCATCAAGGTTTTCCCTTTCCTCTTTTGACATTGACTTTAAACTTGACCAATTCGGACTAAATTTATAAGCGATCGTTCCAGTTTTCCCGAACGGCCTGTTTTTTCTGATCTCGCAATCAAGGACATTTTGTAGCGCAGGTTCTTTAAAGCGCCTCAACCAAAATATTATATCAGCGGCGGCGGCTAACTCTCCAGCCCCTTTTAATCCGATTATGTCCGGATTACTCATCCCTTCGTTAGATACCTGACTCAGAGCAATAATCGTAACATGTAATTCTTTAGCAATCATCTGCAATTCTAATGCAATTTTTGACATCTTTTCGTAAATTGAACCCGGCTCTTTTATGTTTTGTATAAAATCAATACAGACGATATCAATATCGTTTTGTAGTTTATGTTTTTTGATCTTCATTTTAATTTCTTGCAGGTTATAAACATCGTCATAAATATAAAATTCCCACGGGCTAATATCACCCATAACATCGGATATAATTTTTATATCCTCTGGGTTTTTCGCCACCGCATTGGTAATAATTTCTGTCTGGTGTATGTTAGCAAAATTCGAAACTATTTTAATGAGTTTTTCTTTCCTTGAATCCTCTAAACTAAACAATAAAACCTTGCCATTATTTTGGTAAATATCAATAATCATCTGGTTAAGGAAAAAACTTTTGCCGGTAGATGTATAACCGCCTAAAATTATTAAATGCCCGGGGAATAAACCGGGAATAACTTCTCCAAGCCTTCCAGTTACTTTAATATTTTTCACATAATCTTTATCAATATCGGAAGTTATTTCGGATAATATTTCTTTATGATCCGGATTTTTTTTCTTTTTAAGTTTTGTGGTGTATTGGAATGACTCGTCTATGAGATTTAAAATATAGCTGTCAATATCCTCAAGGTTGAGACTTTGTGTCCGCTCATAGCCCTTATATAGCCAATGATTAATATTTCTAAGTAACGAACATTTTTTAACCTGCTCGAGACAATCAATAAACGATTTTTCCGTAACATATGAATCACTCTCCATAGCGTCAACTAACACGGTGTAGATCATCGGGATAGAAGGTTTTAAAATCTCGGAAATGGTAATAAGTTCGGGTTCTTTATTGGCAACATATAAATCATAAATACACCTGAACACCATTTGAAAATTATTATTACTAAAATCCTTTTCGGTTACGTACTCCATAGCAAGTAATATAGTGTTTTTGTTTGAAAGTAAGTAACCGATGATATAAGATTCAGCTTGATCGTTTTTTAAATTATTCATAGATAATTTACCTTTGGTTTATTGTTTTTTATTTGGTTCATTTTTAATTCAAGCGCATCAAATTGAAATCTAAGTTTTGATGCAGACAGGATATTATTTTGCCAAAAATTATCTTGCTGACACCATAAAATTACTCTTTTAATATTATTTTTATCCCGATTGTCGTTTTTTATCATTAACTCAATTTGTTTTGCCCATGTTTGCAAATTAGGTTTTTTAAAATCCGGTTTTCGTTTTAAAATTTCTGTCAATAATAAATTTGAAATTAAAAAAGGATCCGTGTCGTCGGCGAATATTTTCGTCGACAATAGATCGTTTATCTTATTCTTATCATTCTTTTCATTCTTTTCATTCTTGTTTGTGGTTAGTTGCTGGTTAGTTGCTGGTTGTTCGTTTGTTATTTTACTGGTTATTTCGCTGGTTGATTTTCTATTTATAACCTGGTAATCTTCCCATTTAATAAGGGTTATTAGGCTAAATTGGTTGGTTGATTTAATGGTTATTTCGCTGGTTGATTTTAGCCTATTAATGCAAGTGCGTATAACTTGCTCTGATAAACCCGTGTCATTACTAAGGGATTTGCGGCCAGTTATAAATTGCCCGGTTTTTATAATTTGTCCTTGCCATTTATTCTCTTCATGGTTCGCTAGTAATAAAAAATGTATAAATAATTGTTTCATGTTTAAATCTTTATACCATTCCCAGCTAATAAATTTTCTGTGTAACTTAATCCATCCTTCATTCATTATATCTTTTTTATCCTTTAGTAAAAAATCCGGACAAAAAAAATCAGCTCCAATAATAGTGTCGTGGCACTAAAACCTTTGCTGATAAATTCCGTCCGGATATAATTTTTTACTATTTTATAATACCACGATATTATAATCATAAGCGAAGTATAAATCACCTATTTTTGTTTGTCAAGCCCTTTTTATTTAAAAAATTTTCTATTCTTTGGATTGATAATTCAATAGATTCCATTTTCCCATTTATAATCAATCTCGGCATATTAAATCCTTCAAACCACTCATATGCCTGCTTGAACGAATCGCAAAATATCCATTCGGATGTCCCGGGATGTCTAATTTGCCATTTATTACTTTCTATGTTTTTCATTTATTTTTTTTCACCTCAATTTTATTTTCTTTTTAAAAAAATAGCCGGAAATAAAAAATCCCTACCAAACTTTTAGCGCTACCATACGCGTCAAATTCGATAAGGATATCATTCCCGGCTTTTTGTTTAAAATAAAAATTAACAATCATATGGTAGTATTTCATTATCATAACAATCGCAATCATAAATCATTTATTTTCGCTTGTCAAGACAAAAATCAATAAAAAATAGAAATAAATTAATCTTTACTTTTTAACTTTAACACAAATTGCCCCCCCGGAACACCTCCATTTTTTTTGAAAATAATTAAAAATAATCCTTGACAATGATGAGTAGTAGGTGTATAGTAGAGACAATCAAGATTAATTAATAAAAATTAATCTAAAAAAAGGAGATCAAAATGGATTTTAAAAAATTTAAAAAAATAAACGGTGACTACGTATATCAAGGAGATACTAAGGATTACAAAGAGGAGGAGAGTTGCCAGCCCTCATCTAGGCTATTGGACGGGTCACAGGATCACGGATATTATGCCGAGTATGTTGGACGTGGATATATAGACGATATGCCTGTAATAGCGATATATCTGATTGACGAGGATGATTATCCCGAGGGGTTGCCAGAGGATGAGGGCAATTATGATTGGGATGAGGCATTATGTAATGGCAGATTAATTATTGATATCGATAAGCTTGATGATGCAGAGTATGAGATGCTTATAGTAGAGACAATCAACAATTAGGCGATTTAGTTTTATCTCTCTATCCTCATCCGGAGGGTAGAGGGATAAAAATTAAACCGCCAACCCGGACGGAATTAATAAATAACCGGGCAATAAAGAATTTGATTTATCGGAAATTGCTTAGGATATTAAAAAAATTATTAAAAGAAAGGAGCTTAAAAATGTATTTATCAAAAGAAAAACTCGCCCCCATCATAAAAAGATGGGCGAAAGAGAAAAAAATCACGAGGTATGAGAAGGCGGAAATTACCCGGGCTTGTATGAAAGCCGGAGCGAAACTAGGACCGTCCAGCTGGGCTCGTGCCATGAACGGACTATACTCAATATCCGGCGACTGCCTAAAAATTTTATGCTCAATTTTGGGCGTAAAAAAAGAAGAAATATTATAAGGATAAAAAAAATGTGCCAAATAAAATCTGCAATAGTATTAAAAAATAATATTTATATGCCACTCGATGAAAATAGCCATGAAGTGATGATAAAAAAATTAAAATTAAAAGATGTGGACGGACAGATTGCTTTTGTTCGCGTGGAAATGATACCAATAGATGGAAATTATTTTAATCACAATCTAAAAAACTGGAAGTTAAAAGTTGACCAAAACCAAACGCCTGAATGGTTTGATTCAAAAAGCACCGAAATTGAGATGCGAAAAGAAATAAAAATTTGGTTTAAAAAAAGATTTATTCTTAACGGAATGGAAATCGAAGAAATTAAAGATGGGTTATGGTATATCATCGGTGGAACAATTGGAAACGTAAGTGGCGGGACAATTAAAAATGTAAGGGGTGGGATAATTAAAAATGTATGGGAAGGGATAATTGAAGATGTAAGGGGTGGGACAATTAAAAATGTAAAGGGTGGAATAATTAAAAATGTATGGGAAGGGATAATTGAAGATGTAAGGGGTGGGATAATTAAAAATGTAAGGGGTGGAACAATTAAAAACGTATGGGAAGGGATAATTGAAGATGTAAGGGGTGGGACAATTAAAAATGTAAAGGGTGGAATAATTAAAAACGTAAGCGGTGGAGTGATAATTTATCCTAATGATAAAAAAATTGTAGTTGCTGACCCAAATTACAAATTGGAATTATTTAAAAAATAAGGAGAAAATAAGAATGGAAAATTTCTATTACTGGCTAGCCAAACAATGCCACATTTTAGAAAAATATTTTCTTAAAAAATCGATAAGGAAATATTTACAATTTTATAAAACTCAAACGTTGAAGAGGGTAAAATAAATGGTGTATATCTGCTACACGAAGAAAATCAGGGAGGAGGAAAAAAGACAAAACGATATTGGTATGCGTAGGGTACAAACTTTTATAAAATTATTATTTAAAAAAGCATGAATTTTAAAAAATTACTTGACAAATAAAAAAACAGGTATAAAATTGTGTTTATGACTAGACAGACAATATCAAAAAACCAAAAAACCAAAAAATTAGACATCGGGAATCGTCTGTCTAGTCAACTCACCAATTCCCGGAAGCAGTCCCCGGCTGTTGTTTCAATGGCCGGGGATTCGCCCAAAAACCAATGCCATTTTTACGAATTTGATTTTAAAATTTGTGATAATATTTATTCTGGCTTTTATTATTGTCCATTCAAAAAAACTGAACGAAAATATTGTTTAACTTTTATGGGGGATAAAAATGAATTACATCATTAAAAAACATGAATTTTGGAACGCCATAATTATATTTATGGCAGGATTATTTTTGATTGGATTTTTTATTTTTTGTGAAGGAAAAGACCGGGGCGAAAATTATCAACAAGAAAAAGATACAGGCATAATGCAAAATTACGAGCAGGAAATTTGCTTGCTCAAAACGGAATTGGAAAATACAAAATTAGCTTTATCTGGAATTAGGATGAAGAAAATGGCAGGTGGAAAATGAAAAATAAAAGGTATGGGGCGGATGAACAAACTATTTTTTTATATCAATGCCATAAAAAAATTAATGAATATTTTAATTCTGCAATTGAGGAATGTAATAAATATAATAAAACCAATAAAATAAAACCCCTTAAACTCCCCAAAAACTGGGGTAAAATTAACGGGGTAAAATTCTAAAAAGGAGAAAAAATGGGAAATGAAATTGTAAGTCTATTATCGGAAAAAA